ATACCAGTGTTACTGTACCACTATCGATAGTCCACATATTAATGCCACGGTTCTGCCACTCAATAGTCATTAAATTCATAGACCTACGAGCAGTTCTTAAATCATAACCAGAACGCATTTCACGTCCAGCACGCTCCCATGCCTCTTCAGCAATCTCTGTGAAGTCCATATCAAAAGCGGTAGTTCCCGAAGTAGCCATTATCTATTCCTTAAAAAACGCTTTTACTTGAGCTAGTAGATCTTTCTTACTTTTACGTCTGTCGAGTTCAATATTATGCTCACGCATATATGCTTCTAACTGTACTTTAGTCATACTATCTACATCAACAGCTTCTTCAATTATTTCAGCTTCTTCAACAACTTCAGCTTTTACATCACCCGATATTGCTGCTATCGCTTCAGCTTCTGTCATTATAGTAGTTTTTACCAACGTCATAGAACCATCGTCACCTCTAGTTCCTATTTGGTAAACAGGGTCACCATCAAGGTTATTACCAATACTAATCATCTCTAGTTTACTCATGTTAGCTCCTTTTATACATACTGAGTCATCTTTCTTCTACTTTCTAATATTGCACCACACCCTCTAGCAATATCTCTTTTTCTACGGGCTACGCCACCACCCCTCGCAAGACGTACTGTAGCAGGTTTAGTATTTTTTACTACTGTTTTTCCTTTTGCCCCTTCTCGTTTCTTCTTTTTTGCAGTCGTTGCGCGTTGTGATTGACTTAGACTACTAGCTTTACTTCTTGGAAGACACCGATCTGGATTCTTTTTATCCTTAGAAGTACCACACTTACCTTTAATCTTACCGTCTGTGCCAATTCTAACCCAGTCTTGGTCTCTCCATCTTTTTAGGTCGCCCATTACTTTTTCTTTCCTTTGCTACCTTTAGCATAATTAGGATCTTTACAATATTTAGAAGCTGCCATGTTAGCATATGCGCTAGGGTATGTATCAAAGGTACGTTTTGCCCAAGATTTACCTTTTGCACAGATCTTACCACCAGATTTATAGTACCTACGCATCATCTTCGTCATCCTTATATAGATTGTTAAACACGCGTTCTGTATCCCATACGTAACCTACATCCTCTTTCGAGTTATAACTGTGTTGATTTGGTTTAAAGTCTGGCGCTCCTTGGCCTGTCTCAAACCACGCAGGGTGTGTAACCCGAACTCTATTGTTGGGTAATGCAACAATATTTCCTGTATACTCTCCTGCGTCCAATAATTCAAGTACATGACTCTGTTTATGTTGCGCAGGGTCATCTGCTACCTCACTATCTGTATAATCCACAGTAAAATAGTACTTAGCAGGGTAAAATTCCCCGTCTACTTTAGCTATCCAAGGAGCTGGAGACGCTCTTTCTAACTTATAGACAGAATGGTGGTGTGACATACAATCCCAAGGTTGTGCTATATATGGGGGTAATTCTGTAGCCCACTCCTCTACAGGCACATCAGCAACGAGTGCTGTAATAGGTAATCTAGCCCACATAGCTCCACCATGAACATTCGGTTCATCGGTGTCATCGGACTCACACCCAGTAAAAATAACTTGGAAACTAAGACTTCTATTTGGTATTGTTGTAACTCCAATAACCATAGCGTGTAAAAACTCCCCGTAGTAGTCTTCTAAATTCTTAGTATACTCTCTCCGAACCCACGCTTTAAAGTAAGGGATACTACTTGTTAAATATGGCATTATGCCTTCTTTTCTTTTTTTCTTCTTTTCGCTGCAGCAATTTTTTTCCTGCGTTGTGATACTGCAGATGCTTTACTAGGTGGCCTAGATATTTGCGTCTGCGTACCTGATCGGTTTATAACCATCTTACATCATCTTAGCGGCACGAACACCTTGTCTAGCAATGCCTGATCCACGGACCTTACCGCCTTTAGCCATACCTTTCTTTTTCATCATACCGCCCATAGCATAACCTTTTTTCTTCATCATGCCACCTTTTTTCATACCACGACCAGCAGCGGATTTACCGCCTCCTGTTGTACCACGTAAACGGTTTCTAATGTCTTCAGCTTCTTCTGCTTTAGTAAGCTTTCTTTTAAGTTTACTTTTACCTTTTATAACGTCCATTTTACCGCCGTTTTTATAGCCTTTTTTCTTCATCATTTGTCTTTTCCTTCTTCACGCATTACTAGTCCAAGAATACTACACCCAACACCAACGAAGATTAACTCGCCAATACCTGATATAACGCCAATACCTACTATACCTACGCCAATCGCTGCGTAGCTAGAAGGTTCACTAAGTCTTCCTTTAATCCATCCAAACATTGTAGTCTCCTTTTAGCAGTTCCATTTACGTAAGCTCTTATTTATGCGGCTATTTGGATCGTTTGCCGTCTTAGAGCTAGTTCTACGTTTCTTCATGCCCTTCATTCGAGCGCAAAACGACTTACGCCGATTAGCGGCCTTAGAGCCTTTTTTAAGTTTGCTAGGCTTGGTAGTAACAGCAGTCTTTAGTTTGCTGCCAGGGTTGGCCCGCCTGTAACTTGCCACACCTTTTTTGTTAAGTCCTCCTGACTCGCTCTTACCTTCTTTACGAGTCCAAGCAGCGGTTTTTACGCCCCCACCAGATTTGTAATAGCTACGCATAAAAGAATGTAGCCATATCTACTACATCAAGTGTATACTTAACACTCATGCCACTATCAAATAAAACACCCTCTGCAGGTATTGTTCTATCAATAACAGTATTAGCTGTACCTATAGTCCGAGCTTTAAATAATGTAGTACCATCTTCGGGTGCGCCATTAATAAACTCTACAGTCCCTGCTGTACCGCCTGAGACAAGCGACATGCCTTTAAGTCTTATTCTGTTGCTACCTTCTATAGCTTGAGCACAGAGTGATCCTGAACCTACTGTTATATTAGCCGCGTACTGTGCAGAGCACTCAACGGCTGAGACGGTAAGAAATAGTTTTGCGCCTGCAACTGCTTCTGCTGAACTTGTTGAAGTAATTACTTCTGTCATAGCGTCCCCAAACACATCTGTGCCTGTAATTGTACATGTTTTTGCATTATCACCTGTACCTGCAGTTGTTACAGTGACATTTCTAGCCGCTCCTCCTGCAAAGGTGGTGTTAGCCATAGTTGCACTTGTATTAGGTCTAGCTGCGGTGACTAAACGATCTGCGTCTGCAGCGTTCTCATCATTTACAGTTAAAACCTTAACATCTGAAATACCCATATTAATCTCCTAAGTGTGAAGATGGGGCTTACGCCCCACCAGATTAATTATTGTATGTTCATCCAAACAAGAGAGTATTCTGTGTTAGCACTTACCGCCATCACTTCTCCAATCTCAGTAAGAACATTATCAGTAGCAGGAGCAACACCTCCAGCAGTACCGCCTGAACGAACTGCAATGTTACCAACAACTACCGTGCCAACAGTTAGTAGAGCCTGTGGACCAGATACTGTAAACCATCCATAATAGTCTGCAGTCATATCAATAACTGTTGCACCCATGATACAACCTGTTTCTGTAGCAGGAGCTACAATTAAACCTGTGTACGGATCGTGAATTATTGAAAGTTGTGAGTTTGTTGTCAGTGCAGTTGCTAAAGCATCATACGTGGTAATTACAACACTAGGATCATCAGAGTGATCGTGAGCTGGATTAGATTTAACCCGCATTGTTTGGCCTTCGCCATTTACGTCATTTACCCAGAGATAACCATTTGCGTACTCGTTAAGAGTCATGTCGTTACCACCTGTTTCTACAGAAATAGCAGTTTCACCCGCTGCTACTGTTGCTGTTGCAGACATATTAGCGTGGTTGGAATCTATTGCTGCGTGCTGGACAAGTTTACCCGCAGTAACCGCTGTCCCGCCACATTGACCATATCGGTAGATGTTATTACCATAAAATAGTTTTGTGCCTGTTTGGAACAGTGCTGTAGAACTTTCTGCATAAGGGTTTACTGTACCCCCTATTGAACCACCTTTACCTACAACAAGGTCGGCTGGACCGTAACCTGCTGCTGCAGTGTATTTAAAATGTGCGCCTGCTGTATTATAGACAGCACCGCTAGAATTAACAGTAAAATTGTCTGTGAAAGTACCTAAAGTAGAACTTTTTGTTACTTGTTTAAAACCGTTTTCAGAACGGACGGAACCGTTAAAAGTTGTATTAGCCATGTAAATCTCCTTGTCTTGGCTAGTGTCAGTCGCCCAATGCAACTGTCAAGGTAATTTTTA